TAGAATGGGATTCAGTAGGTGACAACAAATCTAGCTGGGACTTTGATACCTTCCCTCTCTTTCAGACTGAACCGGAGAAAGGCCATAAGCTACAAGTGAACGGCTACCTGTCAATCTTTGACCGTCGGATTGGATGGATAGCATATACGCTTATGGACGCACCAGAAAGCATAGTTCACAAGCTCACAGAATGGGAGTGTAGAGACTTAGGCATTCCTTACGACTTGGACGTTTTCGATAAGATTAAAGACCATTATACGTACTCTGACTACGCTATTGAATTACGGGTAAAGGTGTTTTGGTTCGACCGCGACGACGCTTTAATCAAAGCCATTCACGACCGGGTGGAACTATGCAGAGACTACATCAAAACGCTTGAGCTAAAATTGATAGCAGACGGCAAACTGACCAACGAAACCAAGACAATAACCCTGCCGGAGACGGCGCAAAGCAAAGTAGCGTAATTCGCTACTTTTGTGACTACAAAACAAAACCATGAGTTATAAATCACCAGTCTACAATGTACTTAGAGTACCTGTTGACAAGATACGCGCCAACAGCTACAACCCTAACTCAGTCGCTGAACCTGAAATGAAGCTACTGGAAACGTCAATTTGGGAAGACGGCTACACAATGCCAGTTGTTTGCTATTACCTGCCAGAAATAGACAAGTACGAAATAGTAGATGGCTACCACAGGTATACAGTCCTAAAAACTTCTAAGCGAGTCTTTGAACGTGAAGAGGGGATGTTGCCGGTCGCTGTAATAGACAAGGACGAAAGCAACCGCATGGCTTCAACCATACGGCACAACCGCGCAAGGGGTTCGCACTCAATTGAATTAATGAGCAACATCGTCTCAGAACTTGTTAACGCTGGGATGAGTGACGCTTGGATTTTGAAGCACATAGGAATGGATAAAGACGAGTTATTGCGTTTAAAGCAAGTAACCGGCATCGCGTCGCTTTTCAAGGATCAAGAATTTACAAAAGCATTTTTAGGAGATGAATAAGATCAGCTATCCTTACCACCTTTGGGAAGACTTCATAAATGGGATGTTTAGCCTTTCCCATCCATCTCCTGATACCGCGATTGAACAAGCGCAGGACTTGTTAAGAGACCCTGAAATGTTTTTTAAAGTAGGAATAAAGGTGATGGCTGATTGGCCTATTTCTTCCGACGAAAACCTATCAAATGCTAGTGCAAACAGGAGGGCATGGATAGGGCAAGCTAGTTGCTGTTATTGGACAGGCGTTCCGGAAACGTTGACGCGAAAAGCATGGGGAAGACTAAGCCACAATGAAAAAGCAATAGCAAATAATGTTGCAGACAAAATTATCAGAATATATGAAAGAAGAAATAGAAGCATACATCAAGGCTTGGGAATCGAGATGTTATTCTGATGGCATCCCTGACGAAGTGCCAGCAAGGATAGAGCAACTTAATAAAGCCCCTTCATACAAGCAACTTTGCAAAGCAATACTAAAGAACGATAAAGCCCTTAAAACTTTGGGCTTCCATCCTAGAAAACCAGAGGCCTATCACCGCCTTAAAAGAATTGAACTAAGCGCAAGAGGCTATTCAATTCAGCTAAAATTATTTTAACATGAATGTTTACGAAGCATCAAATAAGCGTATAGATTTCATCTTTAATGAGTTTGACAACATCTATGTTTCATTCTCTGGAGGCAAGGATAGCGGTATTTTGTTAAACCTATGTATTGACTACATTAGGAATAATAATTTAAACCGAAAAATCGGAGTTTTCCATTTGGATTATGAAGCACAGTACAAGATGACTACCGATTACGTAGACAAAACGCTTTCTGAAAACAAGGACATTCTTGAAGTTTATAGATGTTGCGTTCCGTTCAAGGTCACAACTTGCACAAGTATGCACCAAAGCTATTGGAGGCCGTGGGAAGAAAATAAAAAAGAAATTTGGGTTAGTGATCTTCCAGAAGATTGCTACACTAAGTCAGATTTTGATTTCTTCGATGAAGAGATGTGGGATTATGAGTTCTCCGAAAAGTTCACCCATTGGATACACGAAAAGAAGCAAGCAAGCAAAACTTGTTGCCTCGTAGGAATACGTACAGACGAAAGCCTTAACCGTTGGAGGGCAATACATTCAGAAAAAAACACCAACAAGCACCAAGGCAAAAAATGGACTAAGGAATTAAACCCTAACGTCGTTAACGCTTACCCGGTGTTTGATTGGAAAGCAAGAGATGTTTGGATTTCTAACTACCGATATGAATGGACGTATAACAAGCTGTATGATGTTTTTTGGCAGGCTGGCTTAACCATAGACCAAATGAGAGTCGCAAGCCCCTTCATTTCTGAAGGCTCTGAAACATTAAAATTATACAAGGTGGTAGAACCAAACACATGGGGGAAGTTGATAAGTAGAGTCAATGGCGTTAATTTTACGGGCTTGTATGGGGGTACGACAGCTATGGGGTGGAAGTCATTAAAACTACCTACAGGGCATACTTGGAAGTCTTACATGGAATTTCTCTTAAGTACGCTACCAAAAGGTGCTGCCAAAAGCTACAAAAAAAAACTAGAAACTAGCATTAAGTTTTGGAGAGAACGGGGAGGGGTTCTAAGTGAAGAAATAATATCTGAACTAAAGGCTCTAGGAATAGAGATTAACGTAAAGAGTTCTACTAATTACAATACAAGAAAACTGCCTGTGACTATGGAGTATCTTGACGATGTAGGCATTAAGGACTTTAAATCCGTTCCGACTTACAAAAGAATGTGCATTTGCATTATGAAGAACGACCACCTTTGCAAATACATGGGTTTCAGCTTGACCAAATCCGAAAATGATTTAAGGAAAGGCGCTGAAAAAAAGTATAAGAATATTAGTTCTAAATCGTAACCCAACTAGCAGCCCTCAAGACGGCGCAAAGCAAAGTAGCATGAACACTCCAAATATAAACGAATTAGCAACCCGAATCCACGAAAACAACAAAGCCGCTGGCTGGTGGGATATTCCCCGGCCTCGTGTGCAAACCGCATGGCTAGTTATTACCGAATTGGCAGAAGCTACTGAGGCTGAACGTGCGGGGAAGTATGCGGACTTGGAGGCTTTTGAGTCTGACTTAGCAAAAGACCGTTCATTGGTTAAGGAGTGCCGTAGACAGCCTCCTGGGTTAAGAGACACACTTTGGAGCCTTTCTTTTCGCAAGCACATCAAAGACACATTCGAAGATGAAATAGCAGACGCGGTTATCCGGTTGTTGGATTTTGCGGCTAGTGATGGGACCGGGGTGTACTTGTCCACGCCAACGGAAGAAGAGCTAAGTCGCACCAACGAAGAAGCATTTTTTGAAGTAGCCAGCGATTTAACGAACTATGTGAAAGAACAGCATTCGGACGGCTACTTAATGTGTGCATTGGCTCAATGTTATGCGATTGCAGAAAACAAAGGCTTCAACCTCTGGCAACACGTAGACCTAAAGCTAAAATACAACGCCACCCGCCCGAAGATGCACGGCGGCAAAAAGTTTTAACCCATGCCCCTACCCACCCTAACCTACCGCGCTAACGTAAAAGACGGCGCAATAGTAATGCAAGACAGCATCCGCCGGAAGATGGCTAAGGAGGTCTGTCACAGCTACGAAGGCCACGACATAACCATTACGGTCAAGAAGAAGCGAAAGACTAGGAGCATCGAGCACAACGGATATTATTGGGCGGTGGTCATTTCCTTAATCCTTGAAACTTTCATCGACCTTGGGAATGAGTTGCAGGTAGGAAACTCTGACCATGAAAAAATGATACATGAACTAATGAAAGGCAAATTTTTATTCAACGGAATAACTATTGCTGACGCTGACGGCACTGTCTACGATTTGCCTCCTAGTACTACAAGATGCAACAGCCTTGAATTTATGGAATACATAGATAGGGTTAGGAAATGGGCATCGGAGGTTTTAAATATAGACATACCCGACCCTGAAAAGCAACGGGAATTATCATTTTCAAACAATAACCGCAGGGGATGACACCCCCTTTTCTTGCACCCTTTCCCCGCTGCGGTCGGGATAACGAAAGGGCTTTAATATCACCCGCGTCTCAGGGCGCGGGTGCTTTAAACTTGAAGGCTGCTTTAAATG